ACAGAAATGAAAAATTAATTAGACTAAAATTATCATAACATGAGTAAATTATTCACTGGAAAAATAGACGTTTCAAAAATTGACAAATCAAAACTTTTCAAAGGTGAAAAGGGGAATTATTTAAACGTAACAATCTGGATCAATGACAAGGCCGACAACTACGGGAATAGTATGTCAATCCAGCAAAGCACCGATAAAGGCGATGCAGCGATTTATTTAGGTAATTGCAAGGAGTTCGAGCCAAAGAAGCAAGAAGCAACTCCAGCGACAAAACAAGAAAGTAAAGAAGAAGTCGACGACTTTCTTTTTTAAACTAAATTAATTACTACATTTGAATCATGATTATTGCAGAATCAAACAAAATTTTTTATTCAAACCCTTTATTGGTGGATACGCTGCAATCGTTGAAACCAATAAAGGGTTTTTTAATTTAAAAAAATGAACGAATACGAGAAATTCTTAGAAAACAAAAAACATTCTATCGGAGATTCTGGATTTAGAGCTACTTGGTTTCCAGAAATTGCTTTTGACTTTCAAAAGTACATAATTGAAAAGGCGGTAAATAAGGGTAGAATGGCAATCTTTGCCGATACTGGATTAGGAAAGACATTAATACAGCTTTCTATCGCTCAGAATGTCGTTGAAAAAACAAACGGTAGGGTATTAATACTTACACCTTTGGCCGTTGCCTTCCAATTTATAAAAGAAGCTGAAAAAATTGGAGTTGGGGATATTGAATATTCAAAAGATGGTAAACACTCAAAGAAAATAGTTATCTGCAATTATGAACGGTTACACTATTTTAAATCAGAAGATTTTAAAGGCGTAATACTTGACGAAAGTTCTATTCTTAAAAACTTTGACGGGAAGATCAAAAATCAAGTGACCGCTTTTATTAAAAAAGTTGATTATAGGTTTTTATCAACAGCGACACCATCACCGAATGACTTTATTGAATTGGGCACTTCTAGTGAAGCTTTGGGATATATGGGTTACATGGATATGCTCGGAAAGTTCTTTAAGAATAATCAAAATGATACTGGAGGACGTAACAATATAGGTAATAAATTCTACCTTAAATCACACGCTGAAAAGGATTTTTTTACATGGGTTAACCAATGGGCTTTAATGATTAAGATGCCTAGTGATTTTGGATTTAGCGATGACGGTTATTTGTTGCCTAAACTAAACACGGTAACTCATACGGTTAAAAATCAATCATTGATTGATGTAAATGGTCAAGTGCAAATGTTTACACCTATTGCAAAAACAATGACAGAAGTAAGGCACGAACAAAAGCAAACGGAGGAAATAAGATGTATAAGAGCCGTTGAACTAGCCCGAAATAAGACTTCTGTATATTGGTGCAATACCAATAATGAAAGTAGTATTTTAAAAGAACTTGATCCTACTGCGGAAGAAATTAGAGGTAGCCAAAGCATAGAAAAAAAAGAGGACATTCTAATAAACTTTGCAGAAGGAAATATTGAGAGAATAATTACAAAAGCTAAAATGACTGGAATGGGCTTGAATTGGCAACATTGTAATCATTCTGTATTTTTTCCTACATGGAGTTATGAACAATACTACCAAGCAATGAGGAGGTTTTGGAGGTTTGGCCAAACTAAAGAAGTGACTATTGATTTAGTTATTTCGGACGGCCAGGAAAGGGTTGTAAACACCTTAAAACAAAAAACAATAAAGGCTCAGGAGTTATATAAAAACTTACTCAGTAGTGTAAATAATTCAATTGAGTTCACTACAAAAGATTTTGACAAAAAAGTATTAAAACCTAAATTTTTATAAAATGACAAAAGAACAAAAACACGACGAAAACTATTCAATATACAATAGTGACTGTATGGAAGTAATACCAACTTTAGAGGATGAAAGTATTGATTTATCTATATACTCACCTCCATTTGCCAATTTATATACTTATTCAAGTAGCGAAAGAGATATGAGTAATGTTGATTCAATCGACCAATTTATAGAACAATATGAGTTTTTGATTAAGGAAATGGCGAGAGTAACAAAGCCAGGTAGGATTAACGCAATTCATATAACCGACATTTGCGATGTGAGTGGTACTCTTTCAGATTTTCCAAATAGAGTTATAGAGTTGTATTTAAAATATGGATTTGAATATAAAAGCCGAGTAACGGTAGGAAAAGAGCCACTAAAGGTTAAGATTAGAACGATGGTTCAATCTTTAATGCATAAATATATCATTCAAGATAGTACTAGATGTTTTCCTGCTAATCCTGATTACATACTAATTTTTAGAAAAAAGGGAGAATGCTCAATACCAGTTGAGCATAAGTGCGGGATGAGCCACTATGCGGGAGAAACATTAATATTGCCTCATATGTTGACTGCGTGGAATAACGCTAATAATTCTAATCTAAACGAACGAGAATTAGAGGCATATTTAAACAAAGAAGAAAGCGATGATAAAATAACAAAGTTGAATTTTTATGTTTGGCAAAGGTACGCTAACGCTATTTGGGATGATATTCGAGAAGGAAATGTACTACCATTTAAGGACTCGAAAGACGAGGACGACGAAAAACACGTTACACCAACTCAACTAGATGTTATTGATCGTTTGATTGAGTTATATTCTAACCCTAATGAGGTGGTTTTAACTCCATTCATGGGAGTTGGAACAGAAGTCTATAGTGCCGTATCAATGGGTCGTAAAGCGATAGGAATAGAATTAAAAGATTCGTATTACAAACAAGCCGTTTTGAACTTAAAAGAAGCTGGAAAGAGATTTGTAAAAGCACCAAAACAATTAACTATTGACTAATGGAGTGGAATGTATTAATAGCCTTATTCAAGGCCACTTGTGAGCAACAAGGTTTTTTAGTTGGAGAAACAAAGCAACATTCAAAGTTAATTTTCAATCGTTGGTTAAAAGAAGGCGATAAGATTTTGAAAGTAGCCGAGAGGGAAAGCGATTTTAAACACTTGGAAGAAATTACAGAAGTTATTGAGAACTCGATACATGAGTTACGTTTGAAGTATCGAAAAGAAAATTAATTTTTGTATATTTGAATCATGATTGTCCTTCACACTAAATCAAAAGATATTTTTATTGAACCCTTTTTTAGTGAATACGGAGTGAAGGCCGTTGAAACTGAAAGAGGGTTTTGTAATTTATAGAATATGGCAACAGATAAAAAATCATTTTTAATTTATTGCGACGTTATACACTCAATCGAGCATTTAACTAATGAAGAAAAAGGTCGTTTGTTCCAGCACTTGCTAGAATATGTGAATGACATGAACCCAACATTAGAAGATAGGATCCTAATTGGTAGCTGGAAGCCAATTGAGCAGCAGTTAAAACGGGACTTGGTTAAATACGAGTCAATAAGAGAAAGGAACTCTAAAAACGGATCTTTAGGAGGCAGACCAAAGAACCCAAATAAACCCACTGGGTTTTCTGGTAACCCAACAGAACCCAAAAAAGCCGATACAGATACAGTAATAGATACAGTAATAGATACAGATAAAGTAACTGTAATAGAAAAAGAAAGTAAAGAGGCGGATTTTAAAAAATCCTTACTCACATTTCAGGACAAATACGACGTTAAACTTTTAGAAGCATTTTATCTTTATTGGAGCGAATCAAATCCGAACGGTAAAAAAATGAAATTTGAAATGCAAAAGACTTTCGATATTTCCAGGCGGCTAATTACTTGGAAGAAAAACGAAAAGAATTTTTCGGCCGCAAAATCAAGCGGAAAAATGACCGTAAGCGACAGGCAGCAAGCGAATAGAGAAATTATGCACAAACTTTTAAATAAATAACCATGAGATACTTTAAAATACACTTGCTAGCAATTTTAATAATTTATGCATCTGCTTATTTTATATATTCCTTTATTCATTGGGAGCTTTATAATCCGATTAAATGGATTTTAGAAATACCTAACTACACAAATGAAGATAGAGCCTCAATAATTGTGGCGGTTGTTATTTATCATTTTTTTTCATGGGTTTTTATCGCTTCACACATTCTAAACCAACAAGATAATTCGGAGGAAAACAAATGAACGAGATAGAAATAGTAAAGCGATATGACTTGGAAAATTTAAGCCCCAAATTAAACAACGTGCAAAAAGAAGTAATAATTGCGCGAAATTCGCAGACGTTAAAAAAGCTGCAGGCAACAGAAAAACCTTTGTTCGTGGCTCAATTAATCAAGGCGTTTGACTTAGCAATAGATTTAACGGGGCAAAACAAAGACAAAGAGAGCCACCAAAAGCAAGGGATTGCGTGCGCTGATGCGTTGGGACGCGATTTTAGGGTAGGTGAATTTGGATCTTTGACTTCTGAAGAATTAATGATTGCGATTCAAAGAGGTTGTAAAAAAGTTTACGGGGACTTTTTCGGGATCAATTATACTACAATTACCCAATTTATCAAAGGTTATCTTCAGGAGCAAAACGAGGCAATAACAAAGCAAAGAATCTATGAAAACGATTTGAAATGGAAAAAAGACCAGAAGGAAAAAGCCAAAGCTGCTAGGTTAGAGTATGATTCAAGTTTTGAGGGTTGGGTCGAATCAGACAGGGCGGCAAAGAAAAAAGATCCTACTGTTATGATTGATGATTTGGGAAGTCAAAAGTACCTTCAACTTAGCAAGGAAAAGCGATTAAATCTTAGCGAACAGGAAATTGAAAAATTAAAGGAAAGAACTTTAATAGTTTTTGATAGGGAAGTAAGCGAAGCAAGAAAGTTAGTAGTTCAAAAACGCGCTTCAACTTCTGGAGATAAAATTAAACCAGTTTTTAGGCTTCCGAACGACGAAAGCGAACGAGCAGCGAAGAATAGAATATTTGCAAAGCTGGCTTACAACGAATTTTTAAAAGGATAAAATATGAAATTAGATAATAAAAACATCTTTTGTTCAGTTAGCGCTGGTTATTCGTCTGTAATGATGGCTCTTAAATTACGTGAATGGTTACCCGACCATAATATTATTAACGTAATGGCAAACACATCTAAAGAAAGACCAGAGAGTTTACATTTTATGAATGAATGTGATAAATATTTTAATTTAAATATGGTTTGGATCGAAGCAGAATTTCACGAAAAAGGTGTTGGTGTAACTCCAAAAATAGTTTCTTATAAAAACTTGAAACGTAAAGGTGAAATATTTGAAGAAGGTATAAAAAAATACGGCATACCTAGCAAAGTGAATAAATGGTGTAACAGAGAATTAAAGTTAATTCCATTAACAAAATATGCTAACATTTTTTTTGGTAGAAATAATTATTCTGTTTCTGTCGGTATAAGAATTGATGAAATGGATAGGGTAAGAAAAGACTATAAAACTAATAATGTTTTTTATCCTTTAATGGATCAAGGAATCAGCAAAAAAGAAAGAAATAAATTTTGGGCAAAGCAACCAATAAAAATAACTATACCTGCTTTTAAAGGCAATTGTGACGATTGCTTTGAAAAGGCTAACAGAAAGCTAATGACTATATTAAAACAAGACCCTCATACTGGCACATGGTGGGCTGATATGACCAATAAATACGGACAAAAAAAAATAGAAGGAAAGCCAAGTTATAACGACTTGTTAGATGCCAATAATGGAATGACTTTTTATAGAGGTTACAACACTATTGAAGATTTAGTAAAGATGGCTGAACAACCTTTTAAAGAAGCCACCGATGAATACGTTTATGAGAACGATTTGTTTGACGAAGAAGATGAGTGTGGGAGTGGGTGTAGTGTTTTTTAATAAAGCCTAACACCCTTCTAAGCCATTGTTTTAATATGGCTTTTAGACTATGTTAGCGAAACGAAAACAAACTAAAATGAAAGGCTGGAGAAAATGTAAGTTCAAAGGGTGCGGTAAACAATTGACACAATGAAGAAATTAAAAGGAGTTGACGGTAAATTAGATCTTGCTTGGGCTAAACTAGTTAAGCTAAGGGCTGGAATGAAGTGTGAGGTATGCAGCAAAATAACACCACTAAATAGCCACCATATTTTCAGCCGATCAAAAAAATCTACTAGGTGGCACGTTCAAAACGGAATATGCCTTTGTGTTGGATGCCATGTATTCAGTAGTAAGTTTTCAGCCCACAAAACGCCACTAGAGTTCATTGACTGGCTTTATAATAATAAAGGGGAGGATTATGTGATGAGGCTAAGAATAAAGGCATATACACCATCTAAAATGTATGACTTTGAAAAAACCGTATTACTTCAGGAGTTGGAAAAGGAAATTAAAGAGTTTGAATAAACAAAAAACCCCCGAATAAACGAGGGCTTCAAGCCTAAAAACAAACTAAATATGCACAATGCACGAACGAGGATACAAATATAATCAAGTTTTAAAGCGGTCAACAACCCTCATTTTATTAGATTTCCATCGGGGTTAGCTAATTAATTTTAAAGAAATATTATTAAAATGGTTGTTTGTGTAATAATTAGAGTATATTTGACTTCTAAAACAAAACGAAATGACAACTATAACAAACACAACAGGAACAAAAGCGGTAAACATTACAAATAATGAAGCTAAATCTTTTATTTGTATGTATGTCCAAATTTATAACGGACAAGAACAAGTTTTAGAGTCCAAAACTTATTCAAGCATAAACGCTTCAAAAAAATGGGCTACTAATAAACTAAAATAAAAACGGGGGTGTAAAATCCCCCTATTTAAAACAAAGCAAGATTATGAAGTTGATTGAAAAGTTGAAGCCAGAGTACAAGCAAATTTTAGACGAGCAAAAAAACTATTTCCCTGTTACGGTTCGGGAAATATTATTAGCTTTCTACGAATTAGAATTTGTTATTGACATAAAATACGGCATTTGGTCAGACGTTAAGTCTATGACAAAAGTAGAATCAGCGTTCGAGTTGTTTAATGAAAAAACTGATTAGATGAAAGTAAATCTAAAAATCAAAGCGCAGTATTTTGAAAACTACGAACCAAGTAACTGGGATGGCAAAGGTTTTGCGCCTCAGAACTGGAAGAAAAAAGGAACGCAGATATTTGACATCGAAGTAGATGACGATATGATAATGTATTCAACGAAAATAAAGCAGCATATTAAAGAATTGATAAAGTTTCAAGGTTCAAATGATTGGAAATACGAATACATTGATCATTCAATTGAATACGCAAAACCTATTGGACTAAGTTGTTTGAGGCTTTACGAATTGATTAAAAAAGAATATTAAAAAACAGCAAATGAATTATCATAAAATCACTTGGAAATCAAGCGGAGAAACAGAAGAGTGCAAGACCTTTAAAACAGCTTGTAAAATTGTCAACCTAAACTACCAGAGCGAACTAAATAAACGATCAAAGCAAAAGACCAAAACGATTAACACAGCTTTGGTAAAGGTGGAGCAGAAAGTAATGCGTAAATAAATTAATTTTGTATTATGACTGAAGAAGAATTTCAAGAAATGAATGATTTTGAAGAAGGACTGGAAGGCGCAACGGACACCGTGACTAAAATAGTAGCGGTTTTTGTGGGCATTGTAATTGCCACAGTTGCGTGTTATTTAATATTTTAAAACTTAAAGATGGCTGCACCAAAGGGAAATAAGAACGCGGAAAAATGGACAATAGAAGAAGCTGAGTTATTGTTTAAGTCATGCCTAGAAACAGCTGAGGACAAACACAGTGATTCAAATGATTTTATTGGAGAAGTAGCGCAGGAAAACAAAACCACTTTAAACCGCCTAGACTACCTTATGACTAAGTACCCTCTATTAGAAGGTGTTTATAAAGACATAAAAAACAACTGTGAGGCAAATTGTTTTAAAAACGGTAAAAAGGGAAAGATAATTCCTAGCCTTGCAATTATGAATTTAAAGTCTAATCATGGATGGACGGATAGAGTAGATAGCACTACTAACGGGAAAGACACGAACGTTAATATACCAGTCCATAAATGGCTAGATGAAGATTAAAGTCCCTAAACCCTATAGACCTTTATACAACACTGAAAAGTCTATTATTCTACTAACTGGAGGTAGAGGTTCAGCAAAGTCTTTTAACGCTGCAACTTTTGCCAAAAGGCTAACCTACGAAAAGAACCATAAACTTCTTTATACTCGTTATACAATGGACTCAGCTAGTAAGTCTATTATTCCAGAGTTTAACGAAAAAATTGAAATGGAACACGATGGTATGTACTTCAGCGTAAATAACACCGACATAACCAACATAATAACAGGAAGCCAAATATTATTTAGTGGTATAAAAACAAGCTCAGGAAACCAAACCGCGAAACTAAAATCTATTCAAGGGCTTTCAACGTTAGTAGTAGATGAAGCTGAAGAATGGGTAAATGGTGACGAATACGAGACTATCAAGCTATCAATAAGGAATAACAAAGTAAAAAACAGGGTTATCATAATAATGAATCCATCGACTAAAAACCATTGGGTTTATGAAAAATACATCGAAGGAACAAAGACATTCATAGAGATTGAGGGGGTTCAAATACCTATATCAGATCATCCAGAAGTTGAACATATACACACAACCTACCTAGACAACATAGAACATCTTTCAGAAGAATTTCTAAGGGAAGTGGAATATTTAAAACAAAACAGCCAAAAAACATACAGACATAAAATATTAGGCGTTTGGAGAAATACCAGTGAAGGCCAAATATTAACACGGTGGCAACGAGGTAAGTTTAACGACTCACTTAATTATGTGTTTGGTTTAGATTGGGGATGGACTGACCCGTTTACGCTAACAAAAATAGCGGTAGACAAAAAGCAAAAAATCCTTTACGTTAAGCAAATTGCATACGCTTCAAATTTATCGATGCCGAATATTTTAAGCGTGATACAATCCAACTGCAAAACTGATGATTTGATTGTTTGCGATAGTTCAGAACCATTAAACATTGACCAGTTAAGGCAAGCAAATTACAACGCAGTCAAAGCCTATAAAAGAGCAGGAATTGTAGCGGAGCGACTAAGATGGCTGCAAGAATATCTGATAATTGTTGACGATTCTCCTGACATTGAAAAGGAGTTGAATAGCTATATTTGGAGCAATAAGAGGGCAGAGCTACCAGTAGACAGGGATAATCATTCTATTGATGGTATTGGCTATGCTTACACACAGTTGCATCTTTGGGGGCTATAAGATAAATTTTGGTTAATTTTGCATCTAAAGGTATAAATATGTCGTATAATGATTTTGGTAGACGTTTAAGGGATAATTTACAGGCATTTCCAAACAATTTTTTTAAGATTGGCGAAGGATTAAACGGTTCTACAATATCAGATCAGGAGGCAATTCAAAGGGGTTACTTAGGAAGCGCAGTTGTTTACACAATAATTAAACGAATATCTGTAGCAATTGCAAATCTACCTATCTACATTTACGATAAGAATACAGGGGAAGAAATAACAAGCGGAGATGTTCACGATTTTGTTTACAAACCTAATGACTTTCAATCCTTCAATGAGTTTTGGGAGCAATTAGTTACCTTTTATGAATTAACAGGTGAAGGCTACATTTACAATGATGTTGAGTCTGTTGGATTTATGGGAGGTAGACAAGTTATTTTGCCGCCTCAAAACGTAGATATTAAAAACTTCGATTTAAGCATTTTGAGCAAAGTAAAGTCATACAATTTTGATAATGCTTTTAAAATTGAAAAGCTAGAACCTGAGTTTGTTATGCACGTGGCAATGAACAACCCAACTATTGCAGGGCTGCAAGACAAAAACGGATTATCTCCACTTCAAGCCGCTCAGAATATATTAAACGCATCAAATAACATTGAGATTGCCTTAAGCGAATATTTTGAGAATAGAGGTGTAAGTGCATTAGTTAGTGCTGCAGGTGATGCAGGTCAATCAATGCAACCAAGCGATCAAACATTTCTACAAAAGGCTTTGAATAGGGTAATAGGAGGAGCAAATAAAATGAACAGTGTCCACGTTATTAAAACACCTGTAACCGTTCAACAGCTTAATGCATCGTCAACCGATATGCAGACGATTGAAAATAAAACTCAGCTAATTCGTGAACTTTCTGCGGTTTGGGGATTGCCTTCAGTATTGGTAAATGATAACGCAACAGCGACTTACAACAACGTGAAAGAAGCAAAGAAAGAAGCTTATTCTGAACTATACATTCCTACGTTTTACAAGATTGCTGCAGCTTATGAGCGTAAGTTTTTAAGTCAATTTGGCGATTATTGTCTAGGCGTTAAGACTTCGGAGATTGATGCTTTAAACCCAACACCAACAGAGCGAAGAAAAGAAGCGAGGGAAGACGTTAAGGCTGGAATCATAACACCAAATGAAGCAAGGGCAGAAATAGGCTTAGAAGAAATTAACGAACCAGCAATGAATGAAGCAAGCGCACCTTCAAAACAAACGACACAAAATGAGCGATAAGATAAAGGTTGTTAAGGTTGATAAGGAAAAGCTATCTAAGTCTTTAAAGGCTAAGAAGAAGGCGATTGAAAATAAGAAAATCATCAGGAAATGAATATCAAAGAACTCATAAAAAACAAGGCTGAAATTATCAAGCTGAAGAAAGCCCAATTAAAAAAAGGCGATATAATTAGTTTTGATTCTAAAGCCGAAATAACAACGAAAGCCGATGCTTATACTCCAGATACAGAAACCGAAATATATAGAACAATTGTCGGTAATACATATGGATTTATGGATAGCCACGATGACGTACACTTCAAAGGAATTTTCTCTAAATCAATCAAAGAAAACGGAACAAAAGTCTTACACCTGCACGACCACGTACACGAATTAGCCGCGAAAGTTGGCACACCTTTAGAGGTTTATGAAAAGGCAGTTTCTTGGGCTGATGTAGGCTTAAAAACAGGAGGAATGACAACCGCTTTATTAATGGATACTAGAATAGAAAAGGAAAGAAATCCTAATATATTTAAGGACTATTTGAGCGGTTCAATTAATCAACATTCTGTTGGAATGCAATATGTCAAAATAGACCTAGCTGTAAATGACCCAGAAGAAGAAGAAGAATATTCCACATGGAACAAATACAAAGACGAAGTAATAAACATAGAAAAGGCTGAGGATCAAGGTTTCTTTTGGGCAGTAACTGAGGCAAAACTGATAGAAATTAGTTGTGTGATTGCTGGATCAAACGAATTGACACCAACCCTAGAATCTAAAACTTATGACTTTGAGGCTTTGAACGAACTAAGCGAACAAGTCAAAATCAACCCAACTAAAGAGAATTTTTTGCATTTTTGCAATCAATACAAGGCACTTCAAGAAGGCGAAGCCGTTGTTAAGACACTTCCAGAGATCGAGAAGCCGCAGAAATTATCTAATTTTTATTTATCACAAATTTAAAATTCATTTATTATGAAGAATTTAAACTTTGCGGCATTCCTAGAAACTAAAAATATCTCTAAGGAATCTTTCGCATCAAAAACATCAGAAGAAAGTGCTGAATTATACGCTCATTATTTAACTGATATTGCTAAATCAATTGAAGAAGCAGTATCAAATGGAGCAACAAAAGAAGAAATCAAGTCAATCCAAGAAGAACAAACTAAGGCAATGGCTGACCGTTCTGCTAAGATGGACAAGGTAGTTATGGAACAAGGAAAAGCTATCAAATCTTTGATGGAAAAAATGAATACTCCAGAGGCAACAATGGAAAAAAGCGTTCTAGACCATTTAAAAGAAAACTCTAGCAAAATAGAGGCTCTTAAAAACGGAGAAAAAGTAAATGTAAGATTTACTACTAAGGCGAA